ATCGATTCCATCTACGAGGCCGGCCACAAATGGCGTGGCTGCTCGTCGGCTCCGAGGGCACGCTGGCCTTCTTCAACGAGATCGAGCTCGAATTGCAGCCGATCCCGGCGCACCGGGTTCTCGGCATCTGCCATTTTCCAACCTTCTACAGCGCGATGGCCGCGACCCGGCGGATTTGAACGGATGCTGAAGTTCTATTACGGTTCCGAAAGCCTCGACCCGAGCCGGCCGCTGTTCGACATCCACCGCACTGGCATTGAGCGGCTTTGACCCCGTCGATATAGGCGCGGTAATCGGGGCCGCAGGCGCGACGCAGATACCACCGGCGCAGGAGTTTGGTAAGCAGGTGCCACCGGGGTAGCGGGCGCGGTCTCGGTCGCCGCAGCTGCGGGCGCCCTCGGAGCGGCACTGCTCACCGATGCGGTCAGCCGCCTTGAGGCCAAAGCCGGTCAACACGGCGACGGTGGTCTGATCCGCGGTAATAGTCCCGTCTAACAGGTGCTGCACAGCGCTCACCGCACGCCTACCGCGAGAGCGGATGCTGTACTGCGCCAGCTCGGAGCGTCACCGGCGACGGGCACCAAGCTCGGCTGGCTGGCAGAGCTATTAAAACGGCCAATCCGGTGGCCGATTTCTGGCGTTACGCCGGCCGACGAAAAACATTTGGTATTGCGGTTGCCTGGGCGGCTGCTCTGGCGCGGCAGTCGCCGGCTGGATTGCGTTTATCAACGCGTCGATGCCGTCGATCTTGTTCGGCGACATCGGCGATTCCTTGATCGGCAAAATGGTATCATCTCTCCGGCGACTGACGACGGCGTTCGCCGCCATCCAGGTCATCACGGGATTCGCGTCGTGCCGCAGGCGCGACGGGCCACCCTTCACGCGCGCCTCCAGCTCCTTTGCCGGATCAGTGACGGCCGAGGCTTTTTTGTGCAGGATTTGCGCCAGCGGATTGTCTTCCGTCGCCAAGTCTTCGTTCAGCCTGCTCGCCATCGCTTGCGCGGCCCCGAACTGATCGAAGGTGACCTTGCGGACCGAAAACCTCGCAACCCACTCCCTGAGGATCTTTTCAACCTCATTGTGATCGACCCAATCACCGGGCGTCAGGGTCAGTGGAGCGCCTGGCCCCGTCGACCAGGTACGATACTGCGAGGATCCGCGCCCCTCCGAATGCTCGGGATGTCCAAGCACTGCTTCAGGCAACCAAAACCTGGGCTTGAAGATCAGTCGGCCTTGCCTGTCGAATGCTGCAAGTACAAGCGCCGTGATATCGTCCTTATCGGCCAGGTCACCGCCCACCCAACAATCGAGGCCTTCGAAATCGTCCCAGGACAGTGTCGGATCAGCGCACAAATTCCATTGCGCCATATTGAGCCAAGCGCTTGCCGCATTCATCCAAAGGTTCAAGTTCTTCGTCTTGAAATTTCCCTCTTCACGAGGCGAGACCCTGGCGTCGGCGGCGGCGCTTCGCATTGTGTCCAATGTCGGTGTGATCCCGACCATTGGGTTTGCTTTGGCCCATACGCGCTCATCGAACGGATCGTCCCCCTCGTCCAGCGTGAAAATTATCGCGAAGAGGTGATCAAGCGGCACCACGCCTTCGAGCATTTTTGTCGCGGCGCCGCGCTGCTCGTAGCAGACGCCGTTGGTATCGAACCCGGCGGTGGTGATGATCCACAAGAGCGGGTTTCTCCTCGCGCCAAACGCGGACTTGATCACATCAAAGAGCGCCCGGTCTTTGTGGGCGTGGAGTTCGTCGAGAATTGCGACGTGCGGGTTCCAACCGTCCTGGGTTTTGCCCTTAGCGTTGATCGGCTGAACGAAGCCGTTGTTCATGTTGCAGGATATAGAGCGAGCGAACGTCTCCAGCTCAAAGGCCTCCCGCAAGTCTGGGGTGGTCTGCACCATCCTCTTGGCGGGATTGAACACCTTTCCAGCCTGCTCGCCAGTTGTCGCTCCTATCACGATTTGCGGGCCCGGCTCGCTCTCGCAGCAGAGGCAGTAGAGCGCCACCGCCGCGGTGATTGTCGATTTCGCCGACTTTCGCGCCATCTCGATGTAGACGGTCGAGAACCGGCGGGTTTCATCCTCGCGGCGCCAACCGAAAATAACGGCGAGAAAAAATATCTGCGGAGGCTCGAGCCTAATATTCCAGGTCGCCCACCTCCCTTCCGTGTGCGGCAGCTTCTCAATAAAATCGCATATGTCGGCCGCATGCCACCGGTCGAAGTGATAGATCCACCCTGAACGAGCGCGATCCAGGTCATTGAGATGCCGCTCGCAGGCCAGCCTGACCCATTTGCACGCGGTGACCCGACCCACAATAACATCGCGCGCGTAGCTCTCGGCTACCGCAACAAAGTCTTTAGCGGCGTTATCCCGCCGGGCGCCGGCCATTGTTCGCAAACAGGTTGTTGGATTTCTGATTACTCGCCCGGACCCGCTGCGCTGCGGGCGTATCGAAAAATTCGGCCGCCCAAATCCGATGTGCATTGACCATTGCCATAGTGACCGCCCTTGTTCTCCACCCTTTGTTCAACGCGGCTTCGAGCTCGCAATACTGCCGCAAACCGTCCTCAAATCCCTCTATCTTTTGCCCACGCTGCCGATAGCGTGCCACCTTGGTGGCCCAAATCTCTCGCGCTGCCTCGGTCATTCCTCTCGGGGCCGGGATGAGATCAGAGTCCGGCCGGCTCGCATGGTCAGGATATAGCGATACCACGGCACGCGACGGCCGGATGAAGCCGGAAGCCAGCTTCTGCTCGGGTGATTTTCCCTTTGGACCAGTGCGCATTCTCAGAATTCGGTCCCGGGCCTGGCAAAACCTTGCGTCCTCGCAGTATGCCGAGAATGATGGACATGGCAAAAGCTTCTTAGATTGGACCAAACCAACCGCAGATCCGGTCGATCGCGCACTGCAAGAATGTGATCGACATCAGTGGCCGGAAGTCTGCATCCAGCCTCTGAGCATACCGGATTTGCCGCCAAGAACTCAGCACGCAGCGCGCGCCACGCGCCGTCATATCCGCGCCCCGTAGAATTGGCTCGCCTTGCATCGATCAGGCCCTTCCGCTCTCGTTCGCGCTCGGTAAACGGCTTGCGATCGGTATGTCCAGCAGCTGGCGGACGCTTCACAACCTTATCGCCTCGATACACGACATCTCAGAAACGTCAATTCGCACCGAAAAAATTTTGACCGGTCCGCGGTTTGCCATTGCGAAAAAGTTTCACATTACAAACCACCCCCCCCCCGCACTGGGGCCACTTCGACCAATGCGCGCTCCGCTGCCGCTCGCCAGCAATCCTGGCCGGCCTTTACCCGGCGCCAGGAAAATCGAATTTGCGCAATCCTGCGAGCGCCTGATCGGCTCGCCATCAGCAAGTAGCAAACGGCGCATTGATCAATCCTTATCTCAATAAGCTCTGGCTGGCGCGCTAGGTTCGCTCCGCAGCTCGCCATAACGACCGGTGACCTTGTCGTATTGCAGGCTCGTCACGCCGATCTTACCAACCGACTTGAAGCGCACCTTCCTGACGTAGATCTCGGTCGTGGCAGGATCCCCAATCGGATCTGGCCGGTGCACGACGATGCCAAGGTCGGCTTTGTTCGCCCAATTGGCTGAGCCTGAAATGTCATAGAGCGTCGGCGGTGGCAGCTTGCCGTTTTCGCGCTGCATCTTCGCAGGATGCGCGACCACCCAGACATGCACGCCGTGTGCCTGAGCGAAGCGACGGATCTTGCCGAGCAGCTCTGAAACGTACTCGGTTTCTGTCTCGCCCTGCGGCCGGCGGTGCTCGATTTCGTTGTAGGGATCGATGACGAGGCCGCGGCTGCCGTGGCGCAGCACAGAGGCCCGAGCCATGTCGAGTATCCAGTCGATGGTCGGCGCGTCGTCATCTGCGCGGATCAGCGCAAAGTGTTGCTGCTCCCATTCCATCGCCCGGACGAGATCCTGCTCGGGCATTCGCCAGGTCGGCCCATCCCAGAACGGCTTGCCGAGGTATTTTTCGGCGAGCTTTGCAATGTGCTCGGCGGGAGGGTTTTCGAAGCTGCAAACGGCGAAGTGCCAGCCGTAATGCTCGGCGAGATTGACCATAAGTGCGTCGATGAACTCGCTTTTGCCCGAGTTCGGAATGCCGGTGACTATGGACAGCTCGCCGGGCCTGATCGTCATCAAGGCATCGACCGATGCCCAGCCGGTTAGCAGGCCGCGCTTGCGGCCGTCGCGGTAGAGCTGCAGCGCCTCCGCAGCATAATCGAGCACGCGACGCAGCCCGGCGATTGGATAGGGTTCGGCGGAATCGATGCACTCCCGGAGCACGTC